CTCTTTCGTATGACTGCGGCAACTGCTTATTAAGGAAATAGCGTAAAAAATAAAACCCCGGTTGTTAATTCAGCCGGGGTTTTTGTTTATCAGATCCCTATTTAAAGGGTGGGGAAACCCAAACCATATAGTTTTTGATATGATTATAAATGGTAAAACCAAGGGAGGATTTTAAACTATGGGATCAAAAAGGATTGGCTTGGCGAGAACGCAAGCTTTATTAGAGAATTTAAAAAGACAATTAGCAATGGGCGATAGCACATTGTCTGTTAAAACACTGACAGCAGCAGAGGGAGTTACAGCTACTACTGGTGGATTAACTGTTACTGCTGGTACTACGCATTTGCGTGGAACAGGTGGAGTTATTAGATATCAGGGTGCTGAAGCCACTAGTGCTGATGACACCTCAGTAGTTACTGCTGCAAACGTATTGGCTGGTATTGTGAAATGCACACCAGGTGCTGCACGCGCAAAAGCCACTGATACAGCCGCCAACTTTGTTTCAGGACTCGGACTGAGCGCTGATGGCGACTCATTTGACTTTAGCTTCATTAACCTGGCCACGACAGCATCGTACATCGTTACGTTGACTGCTGGAACAGGTATAACCTTGCTCGGAAGCCCGCTGATCAACCCAAGGGTTGATGGAGAGGATACATCCGGTTCGGCAACATTCAGAGTTCGTAGAACTGGCGCAACTGCTGTTACGATCTATCGTCTTGGATAAGTAACAAAAAATATATATCTATTTTGCCCCCTTCTTCGGAAGGGGGTTTTTTTTGTTTTTTTGCTTTATTAACAACTATTTACCTTATACAAGGAGTTTACCATGGGTAAGAAAAAGAGATTTATGTACAGTCCAAAGTTTGCAGATCACCGTCTTAGCAGGCTAGGAAATACCAAAACAACCACTACAAACACAACGAATACGGATACGACTACTAATAGTACGACAACCACCGGAATCACGACTGGTGCTACCACTACTGATACCACCAGCACGACAACTGGCACCACAACTGCTGATACTGCCAATACAACAACTGGCACCACCACTGGCGATACTACTAGTACGACCACAATTACTGGAACAGCCACAAACAATACAACTGTTCTTGAAGATACTACGACAAATACTGCCACCACTACAGATAACACTGTCACAACGAACAACGCTACTGGTACTACAACCACCACAAGCAATGTTACTGACACTACTACAAATGACACTGGCACTACTACAACCGCCACAAACAATACTACTGGCACTACTACAACCGCCACGAAGAAAACCACTGGCACAAATACTAAAAATACGAAGAAGACTAAAACAAAAAAGCCTACTACTAGAAAAAAATAAATATACCGTTTCCTCCCCCCTAAATCTATATTAATAGGTTTCAAGCCCTTTGCGTGCAAACGTGAAGGGTTTTCCTTTATAGGAAACTAATTACGTTGATAGGAGAACCTTCACAATGGCAGCACCGACTCTGACACCTACAAGTCAAACCAGCGCGATAAGGCTACCGATCACTGGAGCACTTGCAACGGCGGCGGCAACTGGGTCATATCCTTTTGGTATTTATGTTAAAACATCGTCCGCGATGTACGACACACGCTTTGTGTCTGGCGCTTTAGAACAAGTCGCATATACATACAAAAAGCTTGGTGGTGACGTACTTGACATCGAGTTGACAGAAGAGAACATCTATGCAGCTTATGAAGAATCAGTATTAGAGTATTCTTATATATTAAACATTCATCAAGGAAAAAATGTTCTTCACAATGTCCTTGGCGACACAACAGGCACGTTCGACCATCATGGCAACATACTCCCTGGTACGCTATCCTCAAGCCTGGACGGCACACATGTTAACTTAAAATACCCACGTTTTGATTTCTCTTATTCAAAGAGAATAGCTCAAGCGGTTTCAACAGAGACTGGGCTTGGAGGCACAAAGCCTTTCTATTCTGCTTCCTTTGCAGCGGTAACAGACCAGCAAGATTATGATTTAGCTCAAATAATTCAATCAGCATCAGCAAATGATTCGACAGTACCTTATTACAACAAAGTTGGCGATAATAAGATAACAATTAGAAAAGTTTATTATAAGACACCTCAAGCGATGTGGAGATTCTATGGATACTACGGCGGACTAAATACCGTTGGTAACTTATCCACATATGGAATGTACTCGGATGATTCTACCTTTGAAGTAATTCCTGTATGGCAAAACAAAAGCCAAGCTATGGCTTATGAGGATGCTATCAAGACAAGAAACTCTCACTATTCATACGAAATTAAAGACAATAACTTAAGAATTTTCCCCTCTCCTGTACATAACTCCCCCGATAACTTCTGGGTTGACTTCACAGTAGACAACGATGCTTGGGCTCAGATCAGCGGCTCAACTGGCGTTGATCGTGAGATAGAGGGAATTAATAACCTTGGAACAATGCCGTTTGGAAATGTTCCATATTCGAACATTAACGCTATTGGAAAGCAGTGGATTAGAAGGTTTGGAATAGCGTTGTCGAAAGAAATGCTTGGACAGGTCCGAGGAAAATTTGCTACTATTCCAATCCCTGGCGAATCTGTTAACTTAAATGCAGGTGAGCTATTAACCCAAGCGAAAGAAGAGCAATCAGCATTAAGAGAAGAATTAAAAACGATTCTTGATGAATTGACATATGCAAAGCTTGTCCAACAAGAAGCAGATATGATGCAAAGTTCAAAAGATTCGCTAGAAAAAGTGCCAACTGGCATCTTTGTTGGATAGATATACTAGAGGACCAGTGAAATGTCAAATTCAGATTCGGATAAGTGGTCACAACCAGTACAACCACCACCACCTTTATTTCTTGGACAAAAAGAAAGAAATTTAGTTAAGCAGGTAAACGATGAGCTAATTGAACGTGTCATCGGTCAGCAGGTAGCTTATTATCCAATCAGTCTAGAGCATACCAACTTTCATTCAGTTTACGGCGAAGCAATCAAGAAAACTTTTCTGCCTCCCATCAGGGTATTCGCCTTGGTTGAGTGGGAAGGAATTGAGACTTCTACTTCCAATTATGGATTAGATAAGAATAGCTCAATAATCATTCACTTTCATAAGCGTCGCTTGACCGAGGATCAAGACCTTTTCGTCCGAGAAGGCGACTTTGTTTCTTACGGAGATATTTATTATGAGATTGTTACTTTAAGCGAACCAAAGCAGCTTTTTGGGCAGATACAACATAAAATGGAAATATCAGCAAAGTGTGTAAGAGCAAGAGAGGGATTATTCGATGCCACATAAAGAAGACGACTACTCTGGAGTAAAAGATCCTTCTGTAATTCATGAAGAGATCTTAATGCCCTCGACGATAGAGAATATCGATATGGCTTTATTCGAGTATATCGATAATAAATTAAACCTGTCTTGCACAACAAACAAGGGCTTTGAAAAAGTCCCAGTTATATGGGTCTCGGCAGAGAGAGCCTTCCAAATCAAGAACAACAAAGGGTTGCGCGACGCCAACGGATCAGTAATACTCCCAGTATTGACTGTTGAGAGAGGTGGCATTAGCAAGGACCTTTCAAGAAAGGGTGGTATCTATGGCGGTACGGCTAACACTGACTCCTCCATCGTCATCGCCCGCCGAATCAAACAAGACAAAACAAGAAATTTTGCCAATGCGGATGCAAAGAGAATAAACAAGCAGAACAATTATCCCCGAAAAAATAACAAAGTTGTTTATGAGACCGCAACAATCCCGCTTCCAACCTACATTGATGTATCTTACACTATAGGTATCCGAACAGAGTATCAACAGCAACTGAACGAGATTGTAGCTCCTTTCTTGAATATAGGAAGACCAGTCAATTATTTTACAATTAGAAGAAACATGCACACATATGAGGGTTTTATTGAATCAGACTTCTCTCTTGACACGAATATTACAAACTTGAGTGACGAAGAGAGAAGGTATGAAACAAAGATTAATATCAAGGTTTTAGGATATCTCATCGGAGACGATAAAAATCAAAATACGCCCAAGATTGTTTACCGAGAGAATGCGGTGGATGTAAGAATTGGAAGAGAAAGAGTGATTGTTGGTGACAAACCTTGGAACATATCTCCTGAAAAAGTTAAATATCGCGATTAGTTATGAATTATGGAGTTTAGAACTCTGTCTTACTATTTATAAGGGAAATACCTATCATTTTATTAGTAGGTAAATGTATAACCAAGGAGACTTTACAAGATGTCGGTCAAAAAATATAAATTCGTTTCACCTGGAGTTTTCATTAACGAAATTGATAATTCCGCCCTTCCTGAAACCCCAAACAGAATAGGACCTGTGGTTATCGGTCGCACAACACGCGGTCCTGGTATGAAACCTGTCCAAGTCAACTCTTTCGCAGAATTTGTTGACATCTTCGGAGCACCGAACCCCGGTAACGTAGGTTCGGATGATGTCTGGAGAAATAATGCCGTTTTAGCCCCAACTTATGCCGCCTATGCAGCACAGGCTTGGCTTGCTAACAACGCCCCAATCAACGTAATCCGCTTGCTAGGAAACCAGCACACTGATTACACATCCCCAACCGGACTTGCCGGGTGGATGACTGAAAACAGTTCAGGAACTGAAACAACAGTTGGATCCGCATACACTGATGGCGGAGCATATGGGCTTTTCTTAATTGCCTCTTCTTCCACTGGAGCCGGAAACGGTTCAGCCGGTCACCTTCCAGCGGCAATGAAAGATCAAACTCCTCAAACTGGTACTTTGGCAGCGGTTTTCTATGTCGCCCAAGGCGCAGTTGAACTTTCTGGCGCTGTACGTGGCTCTGGTAGTGTTTCTACACAGACAACTGCTTCAAACGCCACTATGTTCCGTTCAAACGGCGCAAGCTACGAATTTGTTGCTCAAGTTAAGAACAGTTCTGGAACGGTTACTGACAAAATTACATTTAACTTTGACCGAAGTTCTGAAAACTACATTCGTAAAGTTTTCAACACAAACCCGCCTTTGACTAACACAGCGGTTACGCCAACAGCTAATCAAAAAACATACTGGCTTGGCGAAACTTATGACCGATTTGTTGCCAACGGCGACGGCGGAATCACATACAGTGGCGTCGGCGCAGGATCCGCAGCAGGCGATGCTTTTGGACTTGTTTTGGGACTTGAACAGACATCAGACGGAGCCACATTCGTTCAATGGTCTAACCACCGGCACTCATCACAGGCAGCAGAGTCTGGCTGGCTTGTCGCCCAGGATTTGGGAGAATCTTCTGGCTTTAACGAGTACAGCCTTCCAAGACTATTTAAATTCCATGCTTTAAAGAGTGGACAGTGGGATATGCATAACCTCAAGGTTTCTATTACTGATCTCACAATCAGTTCAAATAATGCAGATCCTTACGGAACATTCACTGTTCTTCTCCGCAAAGTAAACGACAACGATGGAAAGGTCCAGGTTGTCGAAAGATTCGCAAACTGTAACTTGAATCCTAATTCTTCGAGATATGTTGCTAGAGTGGTTGGTGATAAGTTCACTGATTTCTCTGCTACAGAAAGAAGAAACATTGAATATGGACAGTTTGATAACAACTCTAACTTTGTCCGCGTTGAGATGGATCAATCGGTGGGCGAAGGTGCATTAGATGCAGCCCTCCTACCTTTCGGTTACTATGGACCTCCTCGTTTCAAAGGCTTCGCGATTATTGGGACTGGTTCCACAATTCAGAAGTTTGGAGCCAGTGATGAGCTTGTAGGTGTTAACGATTTCGACGCCGCAATGGCTCGTGGTGGAACAGAAATCATCGATGGACCCTCCTCTGTTGTTGCTTCAGCACACAAGGGACTAATCCAAACTGGATTTGGTGCTCTTGCTACTGTAGGCGACACAGGACCTGCAACATGCTTTACTGGATCATACTTGTTCCCAGCACTTGGGCTGAGACTCTCTGCATCCGATGGCGGATTGAGAGGAAAAGAGCAGGCATTCTTTGGATTTGATTCAAATCGCTCTACTTCAAGTAGAGTATTTGAAGAGAGTGTAAGAGATATTGTCCGTCCATTGCCTGGAACTTGGAATGATTCTACCTTTAGCACAACATTAGCCGGTAGCACCGAGTTGGAATACTCGCACATCTTCACACTTGATAATGTGATTCGCTCACCTACTAACGCTAATGGAGCTTTCTACCTCACTGGATCCAGAGTGGCAGGAACTTCCCTTACAGCTACTACGGGATCATACAAAGCTGTTCTCGATTTTGATATCGACAAGTTTACAGTCCCAATGTTCGGCGGTTTCGACGGTTTCGATATTGCAGAGAAAGATCCGTTTAGAAACACTGCGATGACGGCAGCAACAGAGTTTAACAATTACGCATACAACTCGATTAAAGAAGCAGTAGACATCATCTCAGATCCAGAGACGCTCGACATGAACTTAGCTGCAATCCCTGGTATCTACAATTCTAGTCTAACACAGCACTTGATTGATACTTGTGAAGATCGCGGAGACGCTCTCGCAGTTATCGACCTGGAAGGTGACTTTAAGCCTTCTGCGGAAAGCACAGATAGCTTTAAAACAAGAATTGATAACGCTACTGTTACCACAACGGTCAATACTTTGAAAGATCGAAGCATTGATTCGAGTTACGCCGCAGCTTACTTCCCTTGGGTACAAATTTTGGACCCAATTGCAGATAGACTAGTATATACACCACCTTCTGTTGTAGCGCTTGGTACAATCTCGAATTCAGAAAATAAATCTGAACTCTGGTTCGCCCCTGCTGGATTTAACAGAGGTGGACTTACTTCCGGCGCAGCGGGTGTACCCGTCGTCGGCATCACACAGAAACTAACTTCGAAGCAACGCGATACGCTCTATGAAGCAAATATTAATCCTATCGCTAGCTTCCCATCCGAAGGTATTGTAGTGTTCGGTCAAAAGACGCTTCAAGTAACACCTTCAGCATTGGATAGAATCAATGTAAGAAGACTTCTTATCTTCCTCAAAAAGGAAGTATCTAGAATCGCTAATGGAATCCTCTTCGATCAAAACGTCCAAGTAACTTGGAACCGATTCACAGGCAAAATTGAACCCTTCTTGAGAAGTGTCCAGACAGGTCTTGGATTGACAGAGTTTAAAGTTGTCCTTGATAGCTCGACAACAACTCCAGATTTGATCGATAGAAACGTTCTATACGCTAAAATCTTCTTGAAACCTGCCCGCGCTATTGAGTACATCGCAATCGATTTCAATATTTCAAATACCGGCGCAGCTTTTGACGACTAAAAGAGGGGGACTTTTATAAAGTCCCTCCTATTTACAATACAACCATAGGAGAACTATTAAAATGGCATTTTGGTCTGACGCATCTTTGGGGACACCTGAACCAAAGAGAAGCTATCGCTGGCTTTTATATTTAGGTGACGTCCCACAGTGGGTCGTAAAGAAAGTAACAAAACCTAGCTTTTCTATTACAGAAACATCCCACACATATATCAATCATAATTTTTATTACCCTGGTAAGGTAGAGTGGTCTGAAGTTAATGTCACACTTGTTGACCCAGCTTCTCCCGATGCCGTTCAAACTATGTACAATGCCCTTCGTGCTTCGGGTTATTCTCCTCCCGAAAATCAATTCGATACGCAAACTATTTCGAAGCAAAGAGCCGTTAATGCTCTTGGTCAAGTAAGAATTGTCCAACTAGGCGACCAGTTCGCTGACGAAAGCGATAACGGAGCAATGAGTGCTGGACAAGAATTCGTTGAAGAGTGGATTCTTTACAATGCTTGGATTAAAGACGCTAAATTTGGTGACTTGGATTACACAAGTGACGAGTTGGTTGAAATCGAGCTTACGCTTCGATATGACTACGCTAAACTTAATGGCGATAACAATCAAAGCCAAGTACCTAACCGCGATGCCTTCGGCGGATAGGCAAAATAAAACATTTAACAATTAAACGTTTGTAGTTTATAATTTCCGAAACAAGAGAGGTTTTATGTCTAGGAATAATAATGATCGTTTAGGTGGCGCAACGCCCCCTGATGATACACCAACTGCTACTGTAGCAGACCCTACGACAACAACTACGGCTAACGAAACTCAAGCCCCCACGTTGGGGCAGGGGTCCGTTGGGCTTAACTTTGTTGTCCCCACCGAGTTTGTTGACCTACCTTCAAGAGGTCAGTTTTATGCTCCCAGTCACCCGCTTCATGGACAAGATACCATTGAAGTCCGTCATATGACGGCAAGAGAAGAAGATATCTTAACTTCTAGGACCCTCTTGAAGAAGGGCATCGCTTTAGATCGTCTTATCGAAAGCATTGTAGTTAATAAGAGTATTAAGGCGGATACCCTGTTGCTTGGAGACAAGAACAGTATCCTTGTTACGTCCCGTATCGTTGCATATGGCAATGAGTATAATACGAAAGTAACTTGTCCTTCTTGCTACTCACAGGTCAACTTCAATTTTGATTTGAACAACCACCAAGTACGCAACTCAAGCGACGTAGACGACCTTGAATTCGAAACAACGACTAATGGTACTTTTAAAGTTACCCTTCCTAAAACTAATGTTGTGGCAGAGTTCAAAGTACTCACAGGCGCAGATGAAAACTGGCTTGCACGCCAAACAGAGAAAAAGAAAAAGATGAAAAACGCAGTAGAAAGCACACTTTCTGATCAAATGCGTTTATTCACTGTCTCTCTCAATGGCGTTACAGATAAGAAGACTGTTAATGATTTTATCAATCATATGCCAGCAGCCGACTCCCGGTTCTTAAGAACAGCTTATAGTAAGCTTTCTCCTAACCTCGATATGACACAAGACTTTAGTTGTTATGAGTGTGGTCACGAGGGAGAATTGGAGGTCCCCTTCACTGCGGAGTTTTTTTGGCCTAAACAGTGACTATATGGAGAAAGTCTATGAAATGGCTTTCTTGATGAAATATCATGGCTCTTGGAGTTTTACAGAGTTCTATAGTTTACCAGTTGGTTTGCGTAAGTGGTTTTTAGAAAGACTACAGAAACAATTTGCAGACGAAAAAGAACAACATGAAAAAGCAAGAAGAGCAGCCAAGCGCTAATAAGAGACCGGAAATACAACTCCGGTCTTTTTTTTGTAAATATAACTATTTATTTTTGTAATCAAGGCTTTAGGAGGGTCACACATTGGAACAAGTTATTCAAGAAGAAGAATTATCACCTATTGTTATAGATTTAGGCGCTAATAGGCGTGGAGAGCTTACAGAACAAACTCTTATGCAAATGGGCGGACAAATCAAGTGGATGATCAGTCAAATGTTTGCAGGTACTCCTATCAATGCTATGTTCCGTGGAACCAAAAGAGAAGTTAATTCATTTGGCCGCGCTCTCTATAGAGAGAAAAAGTATATGGACTCTTATTTAAGATACGGTCTTAATGATGCTCGTACATATAGAGATAAAGCGCGACTTACCAACTCTGTAAAGGGGTTTGAAAGAGCTACTGGTCTAACTTGGCCATTTAAATAAGGAAAAAAAGCTGAATGGCTATTGACAAGGACATACTAAAGGCTTTACAAGACCTTACGAAGCAGCTTAAAGGTGATAGTTCCCGCAGTGGCGGTCGCCGCTCCCGTCAACAGGGAGGGTCTGACCTTGACTCGTTGATGGGTGAAGCCCTTGGTACAGAGGAAGCCGAACGCTTAAATCGGGAACTTGAGATAGCCAAAGAAAGCGCAAGAGATATGAGAGAGTTCCGCCGCGAAGAAGCTCGAATCATGGGTGAGATAAATGACTCTGCATCTGCTTTGCGTGCAAAAAGAGATGCAGAAATCGCGCAAGCTAAAATTGCCCTTAAGACAGCAGAAGATACTTTAGATAACGAGCAAGCTACTCTTGACTACTTGCAACAACAGCTTGATATTGATGCTCAAAGGCTCGGAGTGGCTGTGGACATACTTGCTGCCAACGATGCAGACTTCCAAGCTGCTCAAGAAAGAGTTAGGCTCGCACTTGAGCACCGCAATGCCCAATCAGGCGTAACTGAAGAACTTCATAAATCTAGAGATGCAGCAGAAGAACTTGAAGATGCGACAGAAAGTGTTCTTAATCAAATGGGCTTGTCAGGCAAGGGCTGGGAAAAAAGCTTCTTTGGCAAATTAGAGAAATTAGGCGCATCAAAAACATTTCAATCTATGGGAACCCAAATCTCATCGGCACTCAAGCCCGCAAACCTTGTAGGTGCTGCAATGACGCAGCTTGTGCAGGCTTCTGTACAAGCAGTTGGGGCACGAGATAGAAATATTGCCAGCTTCAATAAAGCCACAGGCGCAGGCGGTAAATATAACCAAGTTATTGAACAAACATATAAAAGGACAGATGGTCTTGCCATCGCCCATGAAGATGCAGCAGCAGCAGTCCAAGACTTAACAATGGGCTTCGGTGGCTTCGCAAAACTAACCGAACAAACACAAGCAGATCTAGGACAGCTTGTCGCCGGCTTTGAAAACCTTGGAATGTCCGGTGCTGAAAGTGTGGAATTTCTTGATACTGCTGTTAAGAGTTTGGGTATGTCCGTCCCTGAAGCTCAAGAAGCTTTGAAAGAAACGGCAAACACCGCCGCTAATTTGGGGATCCCTGTTGCCAAGTTTACGAGAGACCTAAAAACAACAATGCCCACTCTTGCAGCGTTTGGTAACAGGGCAATGGACGTTTTTACAGAAACTGCCGCTGTTGCAGATGCATTAGGTATGAGCACATCCGAGTTAGTTAATACAATGGAGAGGTTCACCACCTTTAGAGGCGCAGCCGAAAGCGCCGGTAAGTTAAATGCTATGCTCGGAGGAACAATTAACAGTATGGAACTTGTAGCTGCATCAGCAAAAGGACCTGCCGAGACGTTAAAGGTTCTTCGCAGAGGTATTGACGCCTCCGGTAAGAGTTTTCAGGATTTAGGCGTCTTTGGTAAAAAAGCAATTGCTGACGCTCTTGGTGTAGATGTAGAGCAGGCTGGTAAAATGATGAGTATGTCAGCCGAAGAAATAGCAGATGCCCAGAAGAAAGCAGAACAAGCTACCAAAGATAAAGCCGATATGGACAAAACGCTAAATGAAATGATGAAGGCAGCTATTCCTAGCGCGAAGCAGTTCGCAGAGATCTTTAATCAAATGGCTCCTTTTATCGAAGTAGTAATTAATGGCTTAAGGGCTGTCGTTGAACCCTTGATCAAAATCGCTCAAGAAGCACCGGAAGTTATTTATGGGATTATGGGCATCGTCGCTGCATTTAAGATACTAGCAGCGTTTAGGGGTGTTCAAACTCTCCTCGTTGGAACTAACGCAGCAATGGTAGCAACCGGACCTGCCGCCGCTGGCGCAGGACCTGGGCTTACGTCATTGGCGGGCGGTTTAACCGCGAACATAGTACCTGCCGCAGCATTAACAGTAACTTTTGGCAAATTCGCCCTCTTCGCTTCAGGGCTTGCCCTATCTATTGCAGCTATGGCGGTTGGATTTGCTCTTATGTTCGAAGCTATCGACCTAGAGAAAGCCCTCGCCTTGGGAATATTCATTGGAGGGCTGGCTTTGGCTGCCCCCGCATTGGTTGTCGCAGGAGCAGGGCTTATTATGATGGGCGTCGGTATGGCGGTTTTAGGTTTAGCCTTGAAGCTCGTCGCCACAGCGGATCTTGAAGCTCTCGGCACGATAATGAGCAGTGAGGGAAAAGGTATCGACCAACTGATAAAGTT